TAACTGTGCCTGCCGTTGACGCTGTCAAAATATTATTGCGTGGTGCTACACCTGTGCGAGCTCCAGACCCCAATACGTTGGCCTATCTTGAAGCCTACGGGTTCAACCCTTATCGTCCAGCAGGTACAATAAGTGCAGCCGGGGCCGCTGCCCAAACCAATATTGAAAGCAAAATAGGTTCAGCAGCTCTAACGCAAATCAACAGAATCGTCAGTGGCCTACCAACAGTTACCTCAGGCGGACCAGAAGTAGAAGATTGGTTGCAAACATTGGGATTCCGATTATGATTGGGGCACTATTCGAAGGCGGCAATGTATTCAAAGATGCTGACGGCCGGCCACTCACCGGCCGCATCAATCAAAGCGATGTGCCAGCCACAGTGCAGTGGCTGGAAACACTCACAGGTTTAGAATTTCCACGTGAACGTTGGCTGGGCTCAACTGGTCGCAAACCCACATCGGGCGACATGGACATGGCAGTGGATGCCAGTGAGATATCCAAAGAACAACTGGCAGCAAAACTAACACAATGGGCAGTGAGCCATGGTCAAGATCCCAAGTCCTGGGTAAAGAAAGCCGGCGAAGTACACCTGCGTACACCCATCAACGGCAATCCTCAAAACGGATATGTGCAAACAGACTTCATGTTCTTCCCCAACCTGGACTGGGGACAGTTCTACTATGGTGGTGCAGATGATTCTGCATATAAAGGCATGAACCGCAATGTGCTAATGAGTTCAATTGCCAAGCAACAGGGACTTAAAGTGGGTGCTAATGGCATGTTCAGTCGCACCACAAATCAGCTGGTAGATGGTGGTATGGATCCTGACTATGTGGCCAAAACACTGTTAGGTAGAACAGCCACTCGAGAAAATCTCAAGAACGTAGAAAGCATTTATGCTGCTCTAGCACGGGACAAAGACCGTGATGCCAAACTCAAAGACTTTCGTGAATATCTAGCCAAAGAAGGCTTGCAAGAGCCGGATCTGGTTCGAGAAAATAGTGATGTGCATTTCCTGGCCAAGCTGCGTGATAGAATTGTAAATCAAGGCATGCAGCCACTGATCGAAGCAGAACCAGCAAATCCCTATCAAATTTACGAAGCAGACGAAGGCAATGTAGGCGGTAGGGCCAAGGGTATTGAACACCTTGAAGATCTAATATTTCGCAAAGGCTCACGTGGGGTGGATGAAGCATTGGCTATCATTCAACATGCCGCTGATGCACCACAAAAGACCACTACTGTAAAGTGGGATGGTAAACCTGCTGTGATATTTGGCCGCAAGCCTGACACCGGAGAGTTTGTGCTGACAGATGGTTCGGGATTTGAAGCCAAAGGCTACGATGGCCTTGCTACTAGCCCTAAAATGATGGCACAGATTCAAAGCACAAGAAAAGGTGAGCGTGGTGAATTGGTTCAGTTGTATGCTGACCTTTGGCCACAACTGGAAACAGCTACACCCACAAACTTCCGTGGCTATGTCCAAGGTGATTTGTTGTACGATCCACAACATCCCTGGGAAGAACAGGCTGGAAATCTTGTGTTCAAACCCAACACAGTAGAATATCGCATACCTGCCAAGAGTGCCTTGGGCCAGCGAATTCGCAACAGCACTACAGGCATTGCCATGCACACCATGTATGCTGACCAAGGCGAGCCCAAGCAGCCACTCAGCAGAGTAAAATTCAATGAAGTGCCAGGCCTGTTCTTGATCGAACCAATTTATGGCAAAGGCATTACACCTCAAGATCCTGCACAAGCCAAAGGACAAGCCGCACTAATCAAACAAATCAAACAAATACGCCGTAGCAAAGGTGCTGCCATTGATACTTTGTTCAATCCTGCTGAACTACGAGCCATGCAGATAACAGACTTAGCCAAACTGTGTGTGGATTACATTAATTTTAGAATCAAACAACAAGGCGGCAACTTTGATAATCTACTAGCAGGGTTTGGTGATTGGTTACAATCCAATCCAAAAATAACTCCAAGAAAATTTGCAAATATTGTGGAATATCTAAAGAGCCCTGCATCAAACACAGAAGGCTTGGCTACTGCATTTACTTTGTTTTTGTTGTTGCATGATTTGAAACTGGATATCCTGCGCAACTTGGATTTGAAAGATCCTGGACACGAAGGCTGGGTTATGGCCACCCCTGCAGGTTACGGTAAAGCAGTAAATCGATTTGATTTTACCGCTAGAAATTCTGCACGAAACAATCCTCAACAGGCGTAATTTTTGCCAAAAGACTAAATAAAAGCAGGTCCACCGAGACCATTAACTTTAAAGGATTTTTATCATGGCATATATTGCACCCGTAAATGGCGATTCACAACCAGTATTCGCATTAGACACACTAAATGGTCCAGTTGCTCCTAGCACTTCATTGGCTGGCGCTCCTGTACAACCTGCAGGTCCAAAACTGGACTTCTTCCGTTTGGTGGCTAACACCAGCGTAAACGGCGAAGGCGGCGTAACAGAATACGTTGCTAACGTGTTACAAGCAGTTCAACAAACATCAACAGTGGCGATGTACCAAGTTGACGGTGTTGCAATTTCACTTGCTACATACCCAACAGGCGCTTTTGCTAACAGCACTACTAACACTTCTTCAGCTGTGATGTTGGCTGCTGCTAACATTACCTACACTGGTTTCCAGTTGGACAGTTGCACAAGCGTTGGCTTCAAGCTAACAACCTAATCAATCATTTGATTCAATCAACCCCGGAACTAAAAACTCCGGGGTTTTTGTTTGGCGTTAAATACTCACAGAATGAAGATACAAGGCCGAACACTGTTTGATTGCAGTCCCACTGGTATTACTGGTCACTTTAGATCAAGTCAAATACCCTTTGAAGATCGTGTGGGTCAAGTTATACGTAATATTGATGACTGGAACCGTGCCAGGAATCAACAACGCAACTGGGAAACACTACAACAAATGATCAGCTTGCGAGCACAACCTGACGTTGTGCAATTGCCTCAATTGTATGACAATCAATGGGTGTTTGAATTTGAAGTAGAAGCTGCTGGTGTGTATTCAACCACAGGCGAAGCTGATAACTTAACTGGCTTGCTAAATGAGTGTGCAGGTATACCTATGATAACCAGCCTAAACGAAACTGAGCAGTTAGAACCCAGTTTGACTGTTAGTGGACCCAATCAAAATTTGTGGTTCAAAACCATAAATAAATGACTTGGAGTAATAATGCCCGACACAACTGACATTGAAAAGAAAAGTTTAGAAGCACACGTAGAATTGTGTGCCGAGCGTTATCGCCTGCTAGAAACCAAACTAGAAAGCATGGACGAAAAAATTACCACTCTGTTTGGTGTGATAGCTGAACTTCGTGGCATGTTGCAAGCTAACGCTACCAAAAACAACGATAGACTGATCAGTTGGGGTGCGGGTATAATTGTTACCCTTGTGGGCGCCTTGGGATGGTCGGCTGCGCATTTGCTTAAATTATGACCCAAGAACAAAAACTAGAACGCTGGGCCGAGCGTGAAGTTCGCCGCAATATCCACACAATGATTGTGAATGATGAATCAGGCGGATACGTAGCATTTGGTCGATATCATCTGCGCCCGGCGCATCAGTCGTTTGAAGTATACACCACAGGCGATGATTTAATAGGCACTTTCAGCAACAAACGCACAGCAATCAGTTGGTGTGTGGCTGACAATCACAATCAGCTTAGACTGGCACAAAGCATCAAGACTTTAGACACTAAAAAACAAACACTGTCAGCAGACATATACTGTAGACGGCAAGTAGCAGAGCGTAGTCGAGACAATGGATTTAGCGAAGTGGTATTGACCAAGTTGCAACCCAAGGTTCAACAGCATGCCTTGGTGGATCAGGAACTTGAAAAATGTTTAAATTCGGCTAAATATATACAACTTAGGGGATTCCAAAATGAAACTGCAAGAACTAGCGGCAATTAAGCCAACTAAACAAATAGCCCGTGTATTCGAAAGCTATTTTGGCTCACGCATGAAGTTTGACCAAATTACTAGCCAACAGGCTCGCAAGATGTTGAATCGTGTGCGTGGCGTACTAGGCGAAACTCGTCGTCAACCTTCGTTCCATCAAAGCGAACGCAATCCAGCTTACCTCAAGTTGTTGATGATGGAACAGGCGCTAACTGCTAGAATCAAAGAAGCTATTGCTCCTCCTGCACCTGCTGCCCCAGGCGCACCTGCTGCACCAAATTTATCACAAGCTACTTCAACAGTTAAAGACCCAAAGCTAAAAGCCGCGTTAGACAAAAGCACCAAAGGTCAGACCCTTACACCTGACGAACAAAAGATGGTTGCTGGTGCTGCAATGATGGCTGCCGAAAACCGACTACGTAGAGCCTATCGCATGCTTAAAGAATCAGAAGTGCAACAAGCGCAAGTGGTATTGGCTGCACAAGACATGGTTGACAAGATGCAATCAATGTTGGAAGATGCCAGCGAAATGCAATTCAAAGAACTACCTGCCTTGGTTGATTCAATCAAGAACCAAGTGGGCATTGATCAAGCTGCTCAATTCAACACTGATGCCACAGCCGCACTTACAGGCTTGGTGCAAAATCTCCAAGGTGCCAAACAACAATTAGATCAAGCACTTGGTGTAGTGACTGGTACAACTCCTCCACCTGATGCTGGCATGGCTGCTATGGGTGGTGCACCTTCGCCTGCTGGTGACATGGCTGCTGCTGGCATGGATGACCTAGACGCTGCTGCCGGCATGGCTGGTGATGAAATTGCACCACCGCCCGAAGAGCCAGCCGCAGTTCCCCCTGCCGCACTTGGTCGTGCCAAGAGATAATGCGAATAGATGAAGTTGAATCCACAGACGCTGGAGCCGACCCTAACAAACTGGTAGGATTGGTAAACTTTCTTGCAGGCCGAGCTGACGACACAAATGCTCAAAAACAAATCAGTCAAGCTGCTTTTATCTCAGCTGCTCAAAGTTTGGGCATTCCTATTACCAGTCAAAATCTTGGCGACGTCATAAGTCAACCTCCACTGAGTGGTGTGTTGGAACCGTTAGATCCAAATTCTGGAATGGTTACATTCAAAGGTGCTGACATTGGACCAGAAAAACTGTCAGTGCAACAAAGTCAACAAGTGGTAAACAAAATGGCCAAATCGGCCATGAAACGACCAATGTAATGTAGTCAACTAACTGTTGACACAAGGCGTTAAATATAGTATACTATGCTGTAGGAGGCCCGTATGAAAAAACTCATTGCTCTCTCGTTATTGACTTTGGCTGTGTCGGCTCAAGCACAACATCACCATAGACATGGCGGAAACTGGATAGCACCAGTGGTTGTTGGCGGAGTAATTGGGTATGCGTTGACACGTAACTATTCCGAACCTGTTTACAACTACGGCTATGTTCCACCACCCACAGTGGTTGTTCAGCAACCCATGCGTTCTGTCTGCACACCTTGGACTGAAACCCAACATGCAGATGGCACTATTACTAGAACTAGAACCTGCCAATGAAACACTGGAAAGCCTACATTAAATACACTGATAATATTGGTGTTGTAAAACAGTATGTTGCCACAGTGGCAGCACAAAATCAGTTTGAGGCCATAGACAAGTTCAAACAGAAATATGGTTCAGAGTGTTTGATAGGTTGGATAGAGGAAACAAAATTATATGGCTTACAGTCAATCGGTTATTGATCATTATGAAAATCCCAGGAACGTCGGCTCTTTTGACAAGAGTGATACTGATATTGGTACTGGCATGGTTGGCGCACCTGCCTGCGGCGATGTAATGAAACTTCAAATCAAAGTGCAAGATGGAATCATCACGGATGCAAGATTCAAAACATACGGATGCGGCAGTGCTATTGCCTCCAGTTCTCTCGTTACCGAGTGGGTTAAAGGACGAACGCTTGACCAAGCGGCAACTATTAAAAATTCAGAGATTGCTCAAGAACTCTCCCTGCCACCAGTCAAGATTCATTGTTCTATTCTTGCTGAAGATGCTATAAAAGCCGCTGTAGAAGACTACCGTAAAAAGCATGATCTCTCTAACTGATCGTGCGTACACTAAAGTAAAACGACTACTGCAAGCCAAAGACTATGCTGGCATTCGCCTTGGAGTTAAAACTACCGGTTGCTCGGGCTTGGCATATGTGTTAGAATACGTACAAGAATACACGCCTTTAGAGTCTGACATCAACTATGCACAAGCAGACTTTGTGGTACTAGTTGATAAGAAAAATGATGTGTACCTTAAAGGCATCACGGTAGACTATGTACGCCAAGGCCTTAACGAAGGCTTTGAATTTATCAATCCCAACGAACGTGACCGCTGTGGATGCGGAGAAAGTTTTAGAGTGTGACAGCATTGGCGGTTTTTGGATGCAGTTGGACTGTCGGCACCGGAGTGTCAGCAACAGATACATTTGGAGCAAGACTGGCTGACAAATTATCTATAACCAATTTTAATAATTTAGGCATAGAAGGATCCAGCAACAGCAGATCAGTGTTACAACTGCTTGATTACATAAAACGCACAGATATATCTGTAGAAAATTCAATTGCAGTTTTTTTAATCACTTCTCCTGCAAGAGAATGTGTGATTCCTCACCCATATGAAAACCGACCTACTCCCATCATTGACTTAATATCCGGGCCAACAGATAAAGTTACTCGAAGTTGGATAAAACATTTTGCATCAACATCCAATACGAATTTTAATCTGCATAAAAATATATTAAGCATGCAAGCAATATGTCGACAACATAACATTCGTGATTATTATATTGTTGGATGGGATCAATTGGTTATAGACCTGTTGATTGATGCAAAATTACCGGGAGTTGATACTACTAAAATATATCATAAATCTTGTACACAATTATTTGGCTATGAAAATCTAAGAGATTTTGCAAAGCGACCACCAAACCAACATGTACGTATGTGTGGACACCCAAATGAATTAGGACACGAATTAATTGCACAAACATTATATAACTGGATAACCGAACAAAACAATGTACAATCCAAAATTTAACTATCAACCCATACCCAGGGTCACAATAGACGGTAAAAGATTCTACGCCACTCCAGATGGCAATAAGTTACCTAGTGTGACTACTATCCTGGACCGAACCAAAAGTGAAGAAAGCAAAGCTGCCTTGCACAACTGGCGGCGTGCAGTAGGCGCAGAACGAGCACAACAGATAACCACTGAAGCTGCCAATCGTGGCACCAGAATGCACACCTATCTTGAAAAGTACATTCGAGAAGGTGCTATACCTGCCCGTGGTTCAAATCCATTCTCATGGCCCAGTCATATCATGGCAGAAGAAGTGGTCAACAAAGGGCTAAAAAATGTAAGTGAATTTTGGGGAATTGAAGTACCCTTGTACTTTCCGGGTGTGTATGCAGGCACAACAGACGGTGCAGGTATCCATCTAAATGAAGAATCTATCCTGGATTACAAGCAAACCAACAAGCCCAAAAAACGCGAATGGATTGACGATTACTTTGTTCAGTTGTGTGCATACGCAGAAGCGCATAACGAAATACATGGCACACGTATCCAAAAAGGCGTAATTTTGATGTGTGTTAAACCTGATCTAGATGAGCAACACAATATTGTAGGCCAGCCCAAATATCAGGAGTTTGTGCTGGAAGGTGCAGAGTTTGAAAAATATCGCACCATGTGGTGGAAAAAGGTTGAACAGTACTACATGCTAAATATGTGATACCTCAAGGAATCACACTGTGGCAATTGTACAAATCTCAAGAATAACCCAACGCAAAGGTCTGCTAAACGATCTTCCAGAACCATTGGCCCCTGCTGAATTTGGATGGGCAGTAGACACACGCCAATTGTTCATTGGCCCAGGTACACTAGCCGAAGGGTCTCCAGACGAGTATAACAATGTAGAAATTTTAACAGAATATTCAGATATTCTGGCTACACAAACTGCCTATACTTACACAGGGTTTAATGCCACAGGCTACAGTGTGCAGACTGGATCCTCAGTTGGATCTCCAGTCAGCCAAAGTTTACAAAGCAGACTGGACAGTTATTGTGTAGTCACTGATTTTGGTGCTACTGGAGACGGAATTACCGACGATACTGCGGCTATAAATCGTGCTCTCTATCAATTATATTGCGTTCAAGCAAATCCACAAATTCGCAGAAGTTTGTTTTTCCCTGCTGGCAGTTATTTGATTACTGATACTATCTTGGTACCGCCTTATGCTATGTTGTACGGTGAAGGTCCTCAAAGTAGTATTCTAAACTTCTTTGTGTCCACCTGGACTAACACTGTGGCGTATGCTCAAGGCGTGTTAGTAAAGTCCGGC